GTTCGAACCATCAACAGTCTGTGAACACCGCGAAGTGATCTGCTAATGGTGCATCTTGACGGCCCACCTAACCGTCAGTCTTTGTCCTCGACACCTTGATGTGCACGTCGAAGATGTTGTGTTCTACGATCTCGTCCATTGCCTGGTAGATCGCCAGCTTCTGGTCAGCAGGCGAAAGCTCAGGTGAAGAGACGACGACACGAGCAAGGTAACCGAGAGTGTTGTACCCTAGTGTCCGGTCGTAGGCGTTCCACTCTTCGAAGTCATCGAAGGGGTCGAACGGATTGTCCGTGGTGGTGAGCATGTACTCCTCAGTCACGGGCGCCTCCGATGTTGGACTTGAGGGTGGAGACCGAGACACCAAGACTCTTGGCTACCTCGGCCATGGTGTAGCCCTTGTTGATGAGTACGAGGGCACGGTTCAACTGACCAGAACTCAAGGCCTTCTTCTCCTTGGGTGTGGCCAGTTCCTTGATCTTGTCGATGTCGGCATGGCGAAGGATGTCGTCCAGCTTGGTACCACTGATCGCACCGGCCTGGATGGCTTCCCATTCCCGGTCGGTGATGTCGATCTTGGGCTTGCCAGCACCAACCCTGTTACGGGCGGTCTCCAGCTCCATGAACTTTATCTTCTTCTTCTGCGAGTCCTCCAGATTGGGATTCGCAGCCAGCTTCTGCCTGTAGTTGGCGTTGGCGATGACCTGGGCCTGTCGCTCGAGGGGGGAGTTCCTGAGAGCCAGGTCCAGTTTTGCGTTGAGAGAGGTCACCTCGTTCTTGTACTTCTCCTTGGCGGCTGGAGACTGAACGAGGGGCTTGGTCCTCAACAGTTCACGACGGGCCTCGTTGGCGAGACTCTTCATCCTGTTGGAGTGGTCAGCGTAGATCTTCTCGATGACCGTGCCCGAAGAGAGGGTGTGGGCGTTGTCCACTTCGGCAAGCTTGGTGGACTTGATGGTCTTCTTGGTCATCTTGCCCGTCTCGACCCACACCTTTTCACCGGTGACAGGATCGATAGGGCCGCCGTCCTTATCGGATCGGAGCTTCCTCTCAGGGAACTCCTTTCCGGTTTCGACCCACATCTTCTTGCCAGTGACCGGATCGATGGGGCCGCCGTCCTTGGCGGAACGAGCCTTTCTGTCGAGCACGTCCTTTCGAGAACTTGCCTTCGAGATCAGCGTCGAGGAACCGTAGATTCCAGGACGAGAAGGGTCGGTCTGGTACTTCTTCTTGAGAGCGGCGATCCCGTTCTGCTGCTCGGACAACTTGTAGTTGAGCTTGTGCTTCTCGGCATCGATGACGACCATGGAGTGGCGAACTGCTCGAGCAAGCTCGTCCTGTGTGGCCTTTTTGATGGTCATGTCGGTGATGAGGTTGGAGATCTTGCCCATCTCCGTGGCCTTGGTGGCCGCGTCCATCACTTCCATGCCCTTGTAGCCGGGATAGGCTCGGATGGGATCGAAGTTCTTCAGGCCCTCAAGCGCGGGCGCCGTCTTGACCTTACCGCTGTTGTTGGGAATGACGAGAACGGTGTCTCCGTCGAAGTCAGCTCCCGACAGACGTTCGGCGACCTTGCTGTGTATCCCGATCGCATCTCGGGCGTCGCCCAAGAGTTCCCGGCCCTCGACGTTACGGTTGTTGACCTTGAGTTCGGGGATCTCGAAGATGCCACCGTGAGGGTGACGAACCAGAACGACCCGAGTTCCGTTTTCGAAGTTCGGGGCGTAAACCTCGTCGGGCTTGATCTTCTTCAGAGGCAGGATGACACTGGATTCCTGACCCGGAAGGGCTGCTGCCTTGAGGTGGACCGACGCGGAGTCAGCGGAGTCAGCGTAGGCCTGAAGCAGCTTCTTCCTGACTGACGGGTTATCGACAGCCATGATGCTGTCGAGTTCGTTCCGCTTTCGTTCCTGTACGAGACCGAGCTGTTCCTTCGCCAACTCAGTGGTCTGCTTGGAGAGCATCTGAGAGGAGAGAGATCGAGACCACTTGTCCCAGTCGCCTTCGCCGTTGACGATATTCATCACCGACGTCAACTTCTTGGAACCGTTGGACTGTCGTTCCCCGATCTGGCCGAGGATTCCTGCACCGAACGGATTGGTCTCGTCGGCGTCAGGCTTGACCGCCTTCATGGCGTCGAGCTTGTTGCCGGTCTTGTTCTTGTTCGTGTTGAACTGAAGGTCTACGCCCGGGGGAAGGTCGTTCCGATAGATCGCCATACCCTTGAGGTAGTGCGTTCCATCGACCAGGATACGAACCTGTGCGTATCGGTTCGAACCAAGAGCGACGTCCTTGACGCCGGGACGAACGAAGATGACGCCGTCGGCTTCCGATCCACCTTCGTCGCCATATTTGACAGCCACGCGCTTGGAGCTGATGCTGAGAGGCTTCTGCATGGCGTCGTAGGAGAGACCCTTGTTGTCCGTACGGACGTAGGGCTGATCGATCTTGTCTCGGTTGGCGTAGACTTCCTTGCTCGTCACACCAGGAGCGGCGAGAACCTTCATGGTCGTGTCGAGGCCGGTACCGAGCTGCGGCATCTTGACGTAGTGAATCCGGTACCCGTCCATCTCGAGGGCACGGATCGCGTCGTCGAGCTTCCTCCGAGACACGTTCATGTGGCGTTCGACGTCAGTACCGACATCGATGTACTTCTTCTCCGCGACGTGCTGCTTGAGGATCGAAGTGGTGGCCTGATGAACGTCGGCCTTGTGCTGCTTGGCGGGGTCGAGGAGGGACCGGATGGTCGACTCGTTCTTACCCATGATGCGAGCGATGGCCATATTGGACTCGCCCTTGTCCCTCAAACGAGTCGCCCTGGCGATGTCGGCCTGGAGGACCTCGTTCTTGGCGATCGCCTTGGAGGAGCGAAGCTGGGCAACCGAGATACCGAAACCACGTGCGATATCGGTCTCGCTCATGCCCTCTTCCTTACGAAGCTTCTCGACCGTTTCGAGGAAGGTACGGTTCCCTCCGTCGTGGTCACCACCGGAACCCCAGGGATACCGGCCAGACTTGCGGAGGACGCCGTAGTGGGCGAGGTACTCCTCATCGGTGAAAGACGCCACGCTTCGCCTCCTTCTTGGCTCGGTACTCCTCGACGATTCGGTTGTGGTTCTCGTAGGTCTCCATGTACTTCCTGATCGTACGTACTCGTTCGTCGTCGCCGACGTAGCGGTGGATTTCGTCATCCTTGTAGATCCGAAGTTCGATCTCGATTTCCTCAGGAGCGTATTCGTACTCAAGACAGAACAGAGCGGCGTAGAGTTCGAGCTGTCGCTCGTTAACCTTTGTTATGCCTGTCTTGAGGTCGTGAATCCTGAGGAAGCCGTCCCAGAAGGAAATGGTATCGGCAGTTCCGAAACCGTTGTACGAGTAGTAGAGCATGAGCTCCGACGTCATCTTGTAATCGAGGGCGTCGTTGACGTACATGTTGAGAGTGCGCTGCCTGTCGGGCAAATACTCTCCGAGATTGATCAGGCGGTGGGCCAGTTCGTGGAGCTCAGTGCCGCGCTGAGCGGCATCGATCGTCTCGAGGCGCTGGATCAACTTCTCTTCGCTGTAGTTCGTCCAAGCGCTGTTACTAGGGCTCAACAAGGCGTGTTTGCCTTCAAGGCCGAAGTGTGGTTTCCAGCTCACGAAGAACGTCCTGTTCGTTGGAAGGATAGATGAAGGCGGCGTACGACATCCGGTTCAGCTTCTCAACGTAGTGCGGTTGATTGACTCGAACCTTTGACGTAGCGCTCGCCTTCACCTCGAGGAAAGCCCATCGGTCATTGTAGAAGATCACAAGATCCGGTATACCCTGAAGGTAGTTCGGGTCTGTCTTCAATATGACGCAGCCCGGGTACAGACGCCTTAGTTTCTTGATCAGGCGTCCCTGGTACTCTGACTCTGTCATTGACCGTCTCCTGTCACGCGAAAATCATAGGATCTGCACGATCCGGGAGTTTAGGCTTTGTTCACTCCCTTCTATTATTACCCCTGTAATACCTGCGATAGGGTAACTTTTTTCTAAATCACGCGGAAGGACTGGTACGTGGGCCAGACAGGGATGCAGTTCATGATCCCGATCCGTATCTCCCTCTCGAGGAGACCGTGAGCCACGGCGGCTGCGCGAGTGTTCTCGTACTTCCGCTTGGTGTCCATGTCCTGTATGGGGCTGGCTATGCATATCTCGTGTTCGAACTGTACGTGGTACCTACGAGCGAACCAGAGGGGGCGCCAGGCGAGGTTCTCGACTCGGTTGTTGAACCGGTCCCCGTCGAGGTTGATCGGCGTCTCGTGACCGACTCGCGGCTTCGGGAGGAAGAGGCCCGCGACGATCGGCGAAATGGCCCTCTTGTTCTGAACCCCATTCTTGACAAGACCCACCATCGCGGTGCCCCGAGTGTTCGGGTACTGACGCATGATGCGCTCGGTGCTGTCGTTCCGAATGTACCCGATGTTGCTCGCCGAGTAGTCGGGAAAATCGGGGATCACTCGCCAAACCTGTGCCATGTGCGGCTCGCTCTCTTACAACGGTCTTTCTCGGGGTGATTCGGACGTACGGGTGGATCGAGGGACGAAGGCCTCATGTCAAAAAGCCACTTTTGTTTTGCAACTCTCTCTACAAATACAACATGGGTAACTAATAGTTACCTCTCTCGCGATAATAAAGAGAAGTTGAATCAAAAGTGGCTTTTTTGTCAGGAGGCTGTCCGAGCTGTCCTATTTTGCTGCGACTTTCGGCTCTGAAACGGCCTTGCGTTTCTGCCACTTTTTGAGGAAGCTCGCTTCGTTGAAACTCTTCTTCGAAGCCAAAGCGGCCCTCACGATTTTGTCGATCAGAGAATTTGACAGGAACCTATAGTAGTAGAGGTCCGTGTATGGGGTATTCATCCGATCGATGCGGCCGTGCGCCTGATGCCACATCTTGTACGAGTACGTCAGCGAATAGAACACCATCGCATCAGTTGTGGTACAATTCCACCCTTCGGCCCCGGCGGCGTACTGGACCAGATAGACCCACGAATCCGTCTCCGGAACCTCTTCGTGTTTCTGCCCGTTCCACTCCGCGACGGTTGTCATGTCCGCCAGGGTCCTCAGGTCGTCCAGCTCGAAGGTGAAGTTGTAGAAGATGATCAGTCTCGGGTGCTTCTTCAGCAACTCCCGGACTCGAGCAACCCGGGTTTTGTCGCTGTAGGCGATCCGACGAAGCAACAGAAACATCTCCGAGGCCGTCTTGATCGGCTCGTCCTCGTAGATGTTCCAGCGTTCGTTCAGGACCTTGTCGGTCGCCTCCTTGTCGAACTCCACCGGCACCTGAATGAGATGACGGGTAGTGTGCCGCTCGAGTGGCATATGGACCAGGAGGCGCTCGCGGTACTCCTCCAAGATCGCGGTGTTGAAGTACCCTTCGATCATCGGGAACTTGGTGTACGGGTTGAACTTGACGTGGGCGTCGTTGAACTGCTGTCGGGTTTTGAAGAACCCGTGGGCCAGGAAGACCGGCAAGTAGTCCGTCCATGTGTCGCCGGGAGTGGCGCTGAGCAGGATCCAGTGATTCCTCTTGGCGAGCTTGAGGAACGCCTTGACCCACGCACCACTCCCGACCAGACGCTGCTCATCGAAGATGAAGAAAGCGCCATAGACGTTCTGGTACTTCTTGATGTTGTTCCACGAGTCGACCTTGAGAGCGCCAGACTCTGGGGGACGTGCGTACGTACCTACGTTGAACCGGTCGAACTCCCGCTCCCAATCGAGAGAGTCCCTCTTCTTCGCGGTGGTGATCACGTAGACGTCTCTCGGCGCCTCGTGTTCCATGTAGTACGCCGCGGCTGTGAGGGACTTTCCCGTTCCCACGTCGCCCCAGAGGATGCAGCCGTTGTGCATCTCGTCAACGGCCTTCCTCTGGTGGTCTCTCAGCTTGAGTGGGCCATTGGGCTCCGCGGGATCACCCACGCTCGAGGAACTCCTCGAGGTCGTCCTCGGTCGCCTCCGGGACCTCGAACTCGTCGCGGTCGTCCGGCGCCACCACGACCACGCCGCGGTTCGTCGGGTAGAGCGTGAAGGCGCCCTCGTGGTCGGGGTACTCCTCCGCGATCTTCCTCTGGTAGTAGGATCGGAGAAGCTCGTTCGAGTCGTCGAAGAGGTCGGTCATGGTCTTACTCCTTGTCGGTGTTGTGGATCGCGTCGTACTTCGCCAGCTCCTCGTTCGAGGGCAGCGGAGCGGTGAGGGGTTCGCGGTCGCGCCCCAAGTGGAAGATCTTGATGTCCTCGAAGTCCTCGCCGAGCATGACCTCGAAGCGGAAGTCCTCGCTGACCTCCATGTCGGGGCACTGCTCGCGGACCTGGTCCCGGACGTAGTCCATGAGGCCGTGGTAGCTCGGACGGAAGAGCGCGTTGGCGGCCACGAGGATGTCCTCCTTGGTGTACGGCTCCATCAGTCGCTCCACGGTCTCCTTGGGAAACATCCCGGTCTCGTCCATCTCGGGGTTCTTGGACTTCTTCATGTTCGTCATGCCTGCTCCTCGGTGATGCGCTTGATCTCGTCCCGGAGGTACCAGATAGCCTTCTTCAGGTCCTCGACCTCCTTCTCGGGGTCCTTGAACTTGGCTCGGGCGACGTACTTGACCGCGTTTCCGCGGTTGAAGTTCATCTGCCGGACGAGCTGTATGATCTCGATGCCCTTGTACTGGTTGTAGTGCGACGGGTGGTTGACGGCGTCCGAGTCCTCTTCCTCATCGAACCCCACGGTCTCCTCGAGGAAACTCGTCAGATCGATACGATCTCCGATCCCCACCCGGTAGACGGACGACGCCTTGGAAGCGGCGATGTTCTTACTGCGCCACTCGAGGATCTCCGAGATCTCGTCGGTCTCGAGCAGGATAGGAGCGCTCGGGTCGAACGAGTCGATGATCAGGTACTCGGACTCGGTCGTCTTCTCCACCGCTTCCTTCTTCGTCTCGCCCAAGACAACCTCGAGGAAATGGTTCAGATCGATGCGGTCGCCCACGATCGATCGGATCACCGAAACCTCTCTGGCGTCCGCGATGTGCTCGTCGCGCCACTTGATGACGTCTTCGATCTTGTTGGTCTCGAACAGAGGACCCTCGTCCGGGTAGAACACGTTGACGATGAGGTATGCCGGATCGCCCGTCGCCCTCAGGAAGATCGAGAGATCGACGTAGTGGTTCTCTTCGTTGACGTAGACGTCGAAGTCCTCCAGAGAAGCGGGAAGTTCGTGGACGACTCGCGCACGAAGGGTGCTGATGTAGTCGGTCTCGAACAGGATTACGGAATGGTCGTCCTTACGGACTACTCGGTAGTCGTACCCCATATGACGGTCTTCTCCTTGGCTCGCTGGATCATGTCGTTCAGGATGTCCTTCAGACCCGGGTCATCCTTGGCCATCTCCTTGAGCTTCAAGAAGGCCGCGCGCTCTTCCGGGTTCTCGAGGATGACGAAGGTCTCGGCGTACCTGTAACCGCCTTCGCCGTCAGGCCTCATCTCGCTCTCGACCGGAATAGCTTCCGGGTGCTCCTCGAGGAATTCCATCGTCTTGTGTGTCTGTTCCTTCAGAAGGGAGTCCATCCACTCCTGGAACTCGGCGTTCACTCGGTCTCCTCGATCGGGGTACCCAGCTTCGGGAGGCCGTCGGCGAACCTCTGAACCTCGAGGCGCTCGGTCTCCTTGACGAAGGCGATGGTGTTCTGGACGTGGGCGGCGAGCCATCCCTGGCGGTCGGGAGCGGTGGCCTTCTCCACGTACTCAGCGGGCTGTCGGGGGACGAGGATGTCACGCATCTCCGGGTTCTCCGAGACCCTGTTGACGAGCTCCTGGAGGACCGCGGAGTCCTTCTCGTCCTTGGGCGTCAGACCCGTGACGAAGATCCTGGCGGTCCCGTCCTCCTCCTTCTCCACCACGACGTCCGTGACGACGGTACCGGGGTTGGAGGCCTTGAGCTCCTCTATGGCCTGGGTGGTCACCATTGTCACCACGTCCAGCGCGGAGTCCTCGTCCTCGAGCGGCGCGACCTTGGCGAAGGAAGTCTTCTCGAAGGACTCGATCGGGTCGATGGAACGGCTCGGGTCCCGCTCCAGGAGCTCGCGCACCTTCTTGCCGATGTCGGTAACCATTGCGGCCTCCGTCGGCATCTTGACCTCGAGGGCCTTGGAGACGGCCGCGTCCAGGAAAGACTTCGGGGTCTCGGAAGTGTAGGACTTCTCTTCGTTCGGAATGACGCCCTCCAGGATGGCGATGATGTTGTCGTTGTGGATGCCGTCTCCGTGACGCTGGAACTCGACCGAGTAGAAGTCCCCTCCCGGAGCCTCCTCCCCGAACTTGCGCCAGGCCTCGTTCCGCCACTCACGGTAGAACGCGTAGAGGTCGCCGGTCTCGTAGAGCTTCCGGAGTCCGACCGCGGGGACGACGACACGAACCTTGGTCCCCTCGGGGTTGAACTCGGGGCCTCTGTCCACGCCCTCGAGGAACAGGTCGGTCAAGACCTTCGTCTCCAACTCCCAGTCGTTGTCCAGCGTGAGCATGTGAGGCTCTCGGACGCCACGCAGGTTAGCGGGCTTCTTCCTGGTCTTGAACTCGACCACGTT